TGCGCGAGCGGCAATATCTTACGGACGTAGCGCGGCGTCACGCCTTCGGCTTCGGCGATCTCGACAGTGGATCTAACGTCTCCGAGAACCAATTTGCGGTTCCACACGAATGCCTTCGCGACGGCGCGAATTAAAGCCGGGTCCGGTCTTGCCGGGCGCTCCATAGGTTCGTTGGACAAAATGAGGCGCGTTTCCACGCCGCGCCGCTTGATCTTATAGGGGCAAGAAATCCTATAAAGAGCCTTCTCGATTTCGGACGAGCCCGCATCGACCGACAGTACGTTCGCAAGACCGTGTCGATCTATCGAAAGTTCTATGGACTCTCGCCCGACTTCGATGCGGGAAACGATAGCGTGCACGACCATCTTCCGCGCAGTATGGTCGTCCATGCCGAGGCGCCTCGCCGCCTCCTTCGACCGATCCAGAAGTGCGCGGCGTTCCGCAACATCCCCAGTGCCTTGCGGGAGTGCATCGAACAATCGCGCGGAATCTTTCAGAAGGCTCACGACCTGGCCGACTACGAGGTCTTCGATTTCGCGACCCGGCAAACGGATCGCCGACATTCCATCTAGTCGGCCTCTGACGTAGTAGCGGTATCTTACGCCCTGCTTATTTGCATGACTCGGCGTCAGCGGATTTCCGGCATCGTCGAACAGGAGCCCCGTCAACAAGCTCGGGTCTTTCACATTGTTTCCAGATCGGCGCTCGACGGCATTATCGTTCAGCAGCGACTGCACACGCTCCCAAAGCTCGGGATCGACGATGGCGTCGTGCTCACCGGGATACGATTTGTCCTTGTGAACGATCTCTCCCAGGTAGATGCGGTTCGACAGAACTTTATAAAGCGCGCCCCGCGAAAACGATTTCCCACCGGACGCATGCCCTGTCTTGCTGATGCGGACCTTGCTCCGGATACCGGCCGCATCCAGTTCGGCTTTAAGCGCCCGCACCGACCCGAGTTCCAAATACCGAGCGAAGATATGCCGAACGGTTTCGGCCTCTTCCGAATTCACGATCAGTTTCCGGTCCCGAGTGTCGTAGCCGAGCGGCAGATTGCCGCCCATCCACATGCCTTTTTTCTTAGAAGCGGCGATCTTGTCTCGAATACGTTCACCTGTGACCTCCCTCTCGAACTGCGCGAAGGACAGCAGCACGTTCAGCGTCAGCCGCCCCATCGACGTCGTCGTGTTGAATTGCTGCGTCACGGAGACGAAAGAAACGCCCTTGGCATCGAACGCTTCGACGATCTTAGCGAAGTCCGCCAACGACCGCGTCAGGCGATCTACCTTATAGACGACGACCACATGCACCTTGCCCGCGTCGATGTCGGCGAGAAGCTTACGAAGGCCCGGGCGTTCCATTGTGCCACCCGAGAACCCGCCGTCATCGTATAGGTCCGGGAGCGCCTTCCATCCTTCGTGCCGTTGGCTCGCAACGAACGCTTCACAGGCTTCCCGTTGCGCATGGAGGGAATTAAACTCTTGTTCCAGCCCCTCCTCCGACGATTTGCGGGTGTAGATGGCGCAGCGCACGTGTTTGCGATCAGGCGGCATCGTTGCGCTCCGGGTCTCTCAGGCCGAAGAACGCCGGTCCCGACCAGCGGGTACCGGTGATCTCTCGGGCGATGGCAGACAGGCTCCGATGCTTATGGCCTCGGTAGTCGAAGCCTTTCTCCAGCACGCGGACTTCGTGGGTCTCGCCGTTCCATTCGCGCAGCAGCGTCGCCCCCGCACTGAGCTTGCGCACCTGCATCGGCAACGCCTCAATCCGGGCATCCGAGACGGCCAACCGTTCCAAATGACGGACGGTCGCAGCGGGCAATTTCGGGCCGGCCCGTTCCTGGATACGGTAGGCCAGCACCGAGCGCATGTAGGCGTCGCTGGCCCGCGCCGGCGGCGGACGGCCCAGGTCTTCTTCCCAGGCCGCCCGCAACCGATCCGTAGCCACAGCGTCGAGATCCTCGAGCCTAATCATTTCCCGGACGCCTCGGCGACACGATAGATCGTGACTCCCTTCGCGTCCTTCGAGCGTTCGATGGCATGGCCTTTCTTCCGTAACCCGGTGAGGGCCGCGCGGACGCTGTGCGGCTGCCAGCCGGTCGCCTTTTCGAGGGCCGGTAGAGTCGTGCCGTTCTTATGGCCGAGATGTTTGAGGATGGTACCGAGCTTCGTAGAGCCCGGTTTCGCCTGTGCGGTTTTGAGTGTTTGGGTGGTCATATCTGCCTCCTTCGGTGGCACCTGCAAGATGCGGGCGCTTGCACCACCCCGACCCGGCGAAGCTCAACACCTTGCCGGGCGGGCGGTGATCGGAGGTATATTTGTGTCCGTTCCGCCGAGACCAGTACCGCTCTGTTGGCAGCGGAAGTCCAGCCGAAGATCGATATAATTAACAGCATTCATTCATCGTAATCGACTAAGCGCCGACGCCCGCCGATAAGGTAGACATTTACTTCGGCCTCTCGCTGGTGGTGGTCGAAGTACCAGAGCAGCTGGCTAAACGCGTCGACCATGTCGTCGTGTTTGCCCCCGGGGAACGCGAGTAATTGATTCAGGAATTCTGCAAGCCATGGGGCATCGACCGGCAAGAACACCCGCCCCGCTTCGACCATAGCTGCAACTTGTTCCGCTCGCGTCAGTTTGTCGCCCTTCGGCGGGTACGGAATCAGATTCAGGTTTTCCTTGCCCATCAGGTCCTGGAGAAGGGAAAGGCCAGTCGAAGCCTTCTCGATAAGAATGCGTTCAGCCCCCTCCTTCTTAGCGAGCTCGACTACCTTCTTTTTGAGGTCCGGATATTCCCATCTGCCCCAGGTTACATCCAAAACACACAGCAGAGAGCCTTGTATGCCGAAAGTCACACAAACGGAGTAGCTGTTGCCGTCTCCGATTTGGCTCGCCGTATCCCAACTCTGCCAGACACGCTCGATTTTCGATTCACAAACCGGCGCTATGTAAGTCTTAAACCAATCCTTCTTGAAGACGACCCCACCCGGCGGTACCGGACGCTGAAGGTACTGAGCCGAGAAGGCCGCGCTGCCAAGGATTTCCCGGCGCTTATTCAGGTTTTCCAAATCGCAATGCTCGGGGTGCAATACGTCACCCACCTTACGGACGTACACGACCCCATCGTCGATATCGATTTCCTGATCTTCTTGGGCAATCGCCGGCAGGTCGAGCACGGTCCAGTCGTCAAGGTCCATGACGTGCCCGACAAGATCGTCCATGTGGACGCGCTGCATCACGATGATGATAACGTCGTTCATGGGATCGTTCAGGCGCGAATAGACCGTGTTCCGAAACCAGTCGTTCACTTTCTTCCGCTCGGCCTCCGACATCGCATCGCCGGCTTTGATGGGATCGTCGATGACGATGAAACCTCCGCCTTTGCCCGTCAGCGTACCGCCAACGGACGCCGAGATGATGCGGCCGCCCTTAGTGTTGACCGTTTCCGTCTCCGTGTTCTTCGTTTTGCTGATCCGGTTCCCCGGAAACGCCTTCTTGTAAAAGGCTGTCTGCATCAACTTGCGTCGCTCGTTGGCAAAAGTGATGGCGAGGTCCTCCGAATAACTCGCGCAGACGATGCGTGCATGCGGCCGCTTCCCCAGCAGCCAGCAAACAAAGGCAATCGACGAACAGAGCGATTTCAGGTGCCGGGGCGGCAAAGTGATGATCAACCGTTTGGTCTTACCCAGATAGCAAAGAGCCAACTGGTAGCAGATCGCATCGACGTGCCGGCTATCCTTGAAAGCTTGCCCCGGGTTGAGGATTTCGAAGGTCTTGATCAAAAAGGCCTTCAGGTCCTCTCGAACCATAGCGATGATTTCGTCGTGATCATTTTCCATTTTTCTTCCCCTTCTTTTCGGCCTTGGCCAATACCTTTTGTTCGAAACGCTCCAAGATCGCCTTATCAGCATCGGTGAAATCTTCGATTTCTTCGATCGGGTCTTCGCCCGGTAGCAGCCTGTAGATCATGTTCGCGAGGACCGTCGCGGCCCTGGCATCTCCTTGCACTGCCCGCGCGGTCATGGCTTTCAGCATGGCCCGCTGTTTGGAGACCTTCAGGAACTTGCCTTGCTCCTTGATCTGGATCTTCTCGAGAAGTTCCTCCTCGAGTTCGGTCTTGAAGTTCTTGGCCCCCTTCGGTCGCCCCTTCGGATTACCGCTCTGGCCGGGCTTGAACTGCCCGGACTTCGGCGGCTTGCCGTAACCCACCTCGTAATCCTTCTTACCCATCTCACGCCTCCCCGTCGGCGGGCGCCGCCAGCAGCAACTTGCCGGCGCGCATGTCCCCAATTTGAGCGAACGTCAGGCCCGTTTCGGCGTGCACAGCTTCGCCGCCGGTATAGGCCTGCCAACGGCGAACGATGACATCGACGTATTTCGGGTCGAGTTCCATGCCGACACAGCGGCGGCCGGTCATCTCGCAAGCGATCACGGTCGTGCCCGAACCCAAAAACGGATCCAGGATCAAACCGCCCCGTTTGGAGGCATCCTTGATCGCATCTGCGATCATCTCCGCCGGCTTGACGGTCGGGTGTAGGGCTAGATCGGTGCGGCGATCTTTGGTGCCGGTGGAGCAACCGTCGTATTCCCAAACATTCGTCCGATTGCGGCCGAACGAGCCCAACTTCACATTGTTGATGTGCGGGCCTGGGCCGTTGCGGAATACCAGAACCAGCTCGTGGCGAGAGCGATAGAACGAGCCCATACCGCCGTTCGATTTGACCCAAACGCAGAGGTTAAGCTGAGCGTCGTAGAACTTGTGGCATACCCGCTCCAGAACATTGAGATGCCGCCAGTCGATGAAGTGGTAGTGAACGGATCCCGGCTCTGAATAGGCGACAACGTTCTTGATGTAATCCGTAAGGAACGCCTCGAACTCGGTCTCGGACATCTCGCCGGATGCCATCACGAACTCGCCGTGCTTCACCTTTCCGAGCCCGCTGACATTTCCGGCCACACGTACGTTGTAAGGCGGATCCGATATCATCATCTGCGCCCGACGCCCACGCATGAGAGCCGCGTAGCACGTACTGTCGCGAGCATCGCCGCAGTAGACCGCGTGCTCGTCTAGCAACCACAGATCACCCAGCATGGAAACGATCTCTTGCTCCGCTGCTGGCACGTCGTCGGCTCCATTTTCAGCTACCGGCTCGAAGAATTCTTCGATGACCATATCGATCTCGGCGGCTTCGAAGCCGGTCATTTCGACGTCGTAGTCGATCTCGATCAGGTCCTGGAATTCGCGGGCGAGTGCCTCGCGGTCCCACTCGCCCAGCTCGGCGAGCCGGTTATCTGCGATGCGAAGTGCCCGCACCTGTTCCGACGTCAGGTGCGTGACCTGGATCGTCGGCACCTTGGTGTATCCGAGACCGTTCGCCGCGGCCATGCGCAGATGGCCAGCGACAACGTTGCACTCTCCGTCGATCAAGACCGGCATCAGGAAACCGAACTCGCGGAGCATGCGCTCCATCGTCCGGCGCTGACGCTTCGAGTGTTTACGCGCGTGACGGCGATAACCCTTTAAGGCATCGATCGGCACATAGCGAACAGCATCGACCAGTTCTTGGTCGACGTACATCGTCATGTTGTGGGATTTGTCGGGAAGGTCTTGTTCGTTTTCGTTCGTAGCCACGTCTCACTCCTTAACCAACATGACCTGTCGACTAAAGAGACAGGTCGCCTAAGACACCGGCAGAACCAAAGTTCTGCCTCGTCTCGAGCGACCTCCGTGTTGCTACGAGAAAATCTAACGCGCTAAATGTGGAGTAATCGAAGAGGTTTTTCAACGAAATATTGATACTTTGCGCTGGATCCCCATTTTTCGAGCCTGCTTCAAGGAGTTAAGAAACAGCGCCCGAATGGTGGAACGCTGCTATCGCTTGAGTATCGTCGCACATACCGCCGCCATATCGGCAAAGGAGCCGTACTGCCCTGCATTGGACGCTACGATACAGCGCAGGATATCCATTTCCGGAACGCCCGTATCCTTGCGCATAACGACCAAAGCGCTACCCGCTCTTCTATATGTATCGTCATTAATCGGCTCGCCGAAGGCGATGAGCGCCTTATCCAGGCGATACTTGATATCTCTTTGCGATAAGCGGCCCTCGAACGCCTGCTCCATTTGACCCAGTGCCGTTGTTGCGGTTTCGACGTGAGCCGGAGGAGGCGTGGCAACACTCTTCGCCGCCGCCGGAATGGGCATCGTCGTTTTTCGGCTATCGGGCTCGTCGTCATTTCCGAAAATCGAGACGATGATCGGCAGAAAAATGAGAAACACGACGATACGACGCAGCGTTCTCCAACCGTGTTTCTTCAATCTGCGCTTTGAGACGGCTACATCCCAACCCTTCGCGAGCGGTTCGCCGCAGTTCGGGCAACTTCGCGCGTTAATCGATATCTCTTTGCTACAGGCCGGGCATTCTTCGAGCGCCATGGGCGCCTCCTCTCGCATAGGACAGTTACAATCTGTGTTTGAGACCGAATAAGACGGTGTGGCTGCTGAAGCCCGCGGTGAACGAAACGCCGTCGTCTTCCATATCGGCTGCGAGGGCATTGAAATACCGGTACCCAACATCGAATGACGTATTAGACGTCAGTGGCGTGCTAATCCCCGCACCTAGCTGCCATGCGAAGGCGAAAGCAGCGTCGTCCGTCGGATCGCTGCCGCCCTTCTCGTCCAGTCCGTTGAGCGAAATCCGCGAGATGCCGACACCACCCATGACATAGGGCGAGAAACCGCTTCGGTCTCCGAATACGTAAGCTCCATTGGCCATCAGCGAGAGAGCAGAGACACTCCCTTCGACGTCTTCGGTGCTGACGCTGATGCCGGAGAACACGCCCGTGCCAGTTAATGTCAGTTTATTGATGTCAGCCGATTGATAGGACAGTTCCGCCTCTAGACTGAGGCCGGACCCAAGGTCTACGCCAACGGCGCCGGATCCGTAGAGACTTAGGAGGTCGAACGACGGCGTCAGCGTTGCAAAGTCCGCCTCGTAGTCCTCGTCCATGACAAAAGCGTTGCCGAGATGCCCGGCGATATAAACGCCCGAGGAACCCGTGCTGGCGCCGGACGCATACTCACGAATACGTCGCTCGTCGAATTCGGGACTGCGGGCAACCTCAGTGCCCGGCATATAGGTTGCATCAGAGCGATAGCCCCTTTGCGGCAGGGTTCCGCCCTGGGGCCGGCTCTCCAATGGATAAGTAGGTGCGACTTGTGCTGCATCGTAAGCTTGGAGCGATCTCGCGAGGTTCGGATTCCCATGCTCGGACCTCAACCAGTCATCGATAGAAAGCGATTGAGCTACGGCTAACGACGGCCCTGTGAAACCCACCGAGGTGACTATCAAGCCGATGGCTATTGACGCCGATCCTCGCATAACGGGTGTCGGCGCACGCAAAGCTGGACATATTTTCTCCATAAGACGTCCCCGCGTCATGGAGGCCAGAGCCCGCAGCGCGCCCGCTGCAAGATAGCTTCATTGACCTGGTGATCGGGGAGTTAGTAAGCCGTCGATAGGCGGCCCCTGTGACCTTTAGACCGGGGTCCTGGACATACGTCACAGGCTCCCCGACCGCAGAGGTCAAGGGTGGTTTATGCGGTTCCACCGAACCGCTATCGACGGGGTTACTAAGCCCCAGAGCCGTGCGTCTCGGCTCCGGGTACGACACTAATCGAACGCGTCTTAATATAAAGTGAAATGTGGAGAGCCCACATGGATTTGCACGTCGGCAGCTTGACGACCTATAGTCGCATTCCTCGTTCGCTCACCTCTATAAGCTTATAGCGTTTCGAGAGAATGCTTAAGCCTCACGAACAAATGACCTGCCCCCACGAGGTGGTCCAGCGCCTATGAGAGAGTCCGACGCGGGTTTATGCCCTGCTGTGCAGGCTGGAGCGTAGCGTAAGCCTGGACAGCAGGGCGTGGCAAGATGGCCTCTGGGGCCGGCGGTCGGTAGCCGAGCGAGCTATGCGGTCGGATGGTGTTGTAATGTTGCCGCCAACGTTCGATGAGCACCTTGGCCTCTTTCAACGTGTAAAAGATTTCCGTGTTGAGCAATTCGTCCCTGAGCTTGCCGTTGAACGACTCGTTGTAGCCGTTCTCCCAGGGACTGCCGGGTTCGATGAACAACGTCTTCACGCCGATCCGGCCCAGCCATTCACGCACGGCAATGGCCGTGAACTCGGCGCCGTTGTCGGACCGGATATGGTCCGGCGGGCCGTGCCGGACGAATAGATCGGCGATGCACTCGAGCACGCTTTGGCTATTCAGCTTGCGATCCACATGAATGGCTAGGCACCGGCGCGTGAACTCGTCGATCACCGTCAGCATGCGGAACGCCCGGCCATCGTGGGTTCGATCCATGACGAAGTCGTAGGACCAGACGTGGTTCGGCCAAGCCGCCCGCAGACGAATGCATGATCCATCGTTGAGCCACAGACGGCCCCGCTTCGGTTGTTTGCTGGGAACCCTGAGCCCCTCCCGCCGCCAGATACGCTGAACCCGCTTGGCGTTCACATGCCAGCCCTCGACGCGAAGGAGAGCCGTGATCCGGCGATAGCCATACCGGCCATACTGGCTGGCCAAGCGGATGATGTCCGCCGTCAGGGCACTGTCATCCGGACGGCCTTGCGGGCGCTTCCTCTGTGTCGAGCGATGATGACCGATCACGGCACAAGCGCGCCGCTCGGACACCTTCAACCTGGATTGCAGATGATCGACACAGGCGCGGCGGCGGGCGGGGCTCAGTAGTTTCCCTCGATGGCCTCTTTGAGAATCAGCTTGTCCAACGTCAGATCAGACACGGCCTTGCGCAGGCGGGCGTTCTCCCGCTCCAGATCCTTCAGGCGCCGAGCCTGGTCGACCTTCATGCCACCGTATTCTCGGCGCCAGCGGTAGTAACTTTGCTCGGATACGCCGAGCCGGCGGCAGATCGGGCCGACCTTCTCTCCCTGCGCCAGGCCAACTTCGGCCTCGCGCAGCATGCCGATGATTTGTTCCGGGGTATAGCGTTTGCGGCTCATTCGTTCCTCCTTCTCAAAGGTCAGAATGCGCCGAAATCTCTTAAAAACTCCGGACCACTTTTAGGGTTTCAGGTCAGGATTTCGAACGGTAATTTTAAGAATTCTTCAAATGACACTTCATCACCTCTGTGAGCAATAGTGTCACGGTATCGCCGCGCTTTCTACTCATGGCGATATGGCGATGTAGAATTGCTGCGGGAACGGTCAGACTGATCCAGGCCTAACGATTTCTACTTGTTGCTATGCCAACTTACTGAAAAGCCATCCCGTGACCAGTAGTATGTGAGCATCAGAACAACGGCCATCGTTAAGATGGCAAATGCGATTGCGATGCCTTTAAACACATAGATCGGATCGCCGGAGGCTACGGCAACAAACAACAGTAGGGCGATGCACCAAAGGAATGACATGAGTCTCCGAGCGATTTGTCCCCCGCCGGTTAAGGCGAGGAAGATCAGGATCAAGAGCCCAACGATCAACCAGTGCATTTCAAATTCCTATCAACGTTTGCGCCTATCTCGCACGTCATCGATCCCGATCCTCGCTCTGTCCCGAAAGGCTGCGTATGCCGTTCCAGTGTAGCGGGTCACGACATGGCGATATCGTTCGTCTGCGATATCGAGACAACCTTGTTTAAGCGCCAAGTCCGCGATCTTGAAGTTGGTTTGGGCCGCGTAGTTCATTGCGGTATTGAAGCTGCTGAGATCGGCCTCCTGGCTGTAGNTCTCACGGCTCTGATATTGCCGCCAAACTTCGTCGGACAAAGCTTCCATTGATCCAATTGCGTTCGCCGCATTTCCCCAAAGGGGTGAGCCACAATCTTTGCGGTTTTGGCTCAAAGCCTTCTCTGCGTTCAACACCGTTTCCATATATCGCGCCAGCCGCGAGGTGCGCTCGTCTATAGCCCTTACCTGCCTGTCTCTCGCCTTGTTAATTTCGGCGAGCTTCTTGCTCAAAGCCGGATCGTTGGCTTTGTCCCGTTCGACGAAGCGGTTCGTCAGAAGGGAGCGATGAACAAAGCCTGTCTCGCCAGCTAGAGCGATATCGGAGGAATTCATCACTTTGAAAACGTAAACCCAATCGGCTGTCGCATCTTTGACAGCTACCGCGTCACCTTTCATCAATATGCCCTTGACCGTGGCCTGTGTGTTCGGCTCTGCGCGGAGATTGATGTGGTTCTTCGTGGCGTATTGAATGATTGAAGGATTGGGTTCGGAATTGGAGGCCAGTGCGGAACCTGCGAGTGACAAGGAAAACCAAAGCACCAATGCTGTTACCGCCGCTCCCGAAAGGTGGGTTTGAATTTTCAACGAATGGCTCCCCCCTGACCAGAGCCAGAGCTTGCGGTACGCCTACCGCAAGATGACTTGGCTTAACCCTGGTGATCGGGGAGTTGGAAAAACCGCGCTAACACGGCCCCTGTGACCTTTAGGCGGAGAGCCCTGGACATACGTCACAGGCTCCCCGACCGCAGAGGTCAAGGGTGGTTATTCGGTCCCACCGGACCGGTTAGCGTGGGGTTTCCAAGCCCCAGAGCGATGCGTCTTCGCTCCGAGGGGTAGAGTAAACAATTGAAACTTAGTCAGAAAGCCTAATCGCCAGTTAGGCGTTAGCCTCGACTCGGCCGTGACCCTGAAAATCCGCGATAGACATCGCTGGAAAATTGGTGCGGTTTTCCGGCCAACCCAAGCATAGTGGGGTCTGGCACCTCAGCCTCGGTTTTCCGCATTCTGCGCATCATGGGGCTGTAGTATCTGGGGCTTCCTGGCTATTGCAGATCGCAAGTTAAGGAAACTGCTTTCATCATTGCAGATTTGGCTATCGGACTCTGCCGACTTGATAAATCTGCAATTCAAGCGTCGGTTCATAGGGAAGCTATGGACATAAGGCAGTTTGGTCATCTCCCCGCGATTTCGTAGGAGGTTCCTGCAAATCTGCGATAACTATTGGTCATTGCGGCTTAAAACCGAGTCCAGCCAATCAGCCGCATGTTCTTCGGTGTCAAATATCTCTGGAAGAAACCAATTCCATATCTCTTTCGGAAAGCGGGTTGTCGTTGGGTGGAGGCGATTTGTTCGCTCTTCCCGTGACACGGTGTTCGGTTTCCACTCCCCCCGCCCCGTGGGTGTTTTTACGCCGATACGGTTCAGTTCATCAGCGATAGCTTGCAGTGTGGAAACGCCGTTTCGTCGCAGGTGTTTGATGACGATGCTTACTTTGCGCGCCCGTGTTCGCGCTCGTATTCGCCGCCTCATTAGGCCGTCGTCGTTGGGCAAGTTCGATGGTGGCCGGCCATCCAATATGCGCCGCTGTTCTTGCTCTTCTTCCCAATCAACCTGTCTGAATAATTCTTGTCGGGCTAGACGTGCTAAATCGCTGTTAGACGCCTGCGGGTGAGATACGGTTTGAAGGTGTATAACCCTCAACCAGTCCTCGACAAATTGCGGGTCGCGGCTGAAACGATCAATGCTCGTTACGAGGAGGATCGCATTCTCCTGATAGGCTTGCTCAATCGCGGTCATGCGTCCTGATAGGGTCTCATCTTCCGCTTGGCCTACATCCCGAAACGAACCGATAACGTGTCCTCGGTTGTCGGATACAAACGACTCTAATCTTGAAGCTTGCTTTCTAAGCCTTTGCCGCCAACGCCTCCGTGTTGAGGCTCTGGCGTAGATTACATATTCCGGCGAGGCAAATACGTCCGCAGGCATTTGGGCCTCGAATACAATACAGGGCGCTGTAAGCGCCCGAAGAGACCTATACGAGAATACGGAAGGAGATTAGCTGACGTTTGCTATGTAATCTATTGGTTTATTAAGTCGTTTTACGTTTGGGTCCGCTTTTGCAAACGTTTGCAATATCGATAGATGATCTGACCATGCAGAATATATAGACATTACGATGCTTACAGTATACCACATATGGTGTATGTGTCAATAAAATAATTTATTATCAACAACTTATGGGAATGACATGGTCGCATGCCTGTTGCCTCTGGTACACTGACTTGGTACACTCCGGCGTCGGAAGGGAGATATAGATCGCAGAAATCTGCGGTTTTTCTTTGCTGGTTGGACGATCCCTCCCTGTCCGCCAATTTCAAAGGCCCCCTTGTGGGGCCTTTTCCCGTGGTGGCGACGGCGCCGCCGGGCTGTCTTAGCTGCAAGGAGGCCGAGCAGGCCATGGCGGAAACGCCCCCGAACAGGCAATCCAGGACCGCCGCGGCCCGCCGTCGGCCGACCGGTATCATGGGCTCGGTGATCAAGGTCTTCGAGGTCCTGGAGGTCTTCGAGCGCAAATGGCGGCCGCTCGGCGTGACCGAATTGGCGCGCGAGACGGGACAGCCGAAAAGCTCTCTCCATCGGGTGTTGACGACCCTGGTTCATGCCGGCGTGGTCGAACAGAACGAAGACGGACTTTATCATCCGACCCTGAAGCTCTGGCGGATCGGAAACCTGGCGCTGTCGGAAATCGATCTGGTGCAGGTCGCCCACCCGCGCCTGGAGGCCCTATGCAAGGCGGCGGACGAGACGGTCCACCTGGCGGTGTCCGAGCCCGGCGGCGGCGTGATTTATCTGTCGAAGGTGGAAAGTCCGCGCTCGATCCGCGTGCAGACGCAGGTCGGCCGGGTCAACCCGTCCTGGTGTACTTCGACCGGGCGCATGCTTCTGGCCCATGACCCGGAGATGCTGGAGCGGGTGCTCGCCCTGCCGAAGGCCCAGCATACGCCGCTGACCGAGACGGATCCGGATCGCCTGCGGGACATCGTCGCCAAGACCGGAGCCGAGGGAATTTCGATCCTCAAGGGCGAAAACCATCCGGAAATGGGCGGCATCTCGGCGGCGATCCGCGACCATACGGGAAAGGTCGTCGCGGCCGTCGGTCTGGGCATTCCGCTTTTCCGCTTGGACGATGCCTTGATCCAGCGCTGCGCGCCCCTGGTCCGGGCGGCCGCCGCCGATATCTCCCACGACCTCAATTACCGGCCCAACATCTCCGGCGCGTAAACCCGTTCGATTCGATGTCGCATTCCGCGTAATGGAATTGGTGCGTTGCAGCACATTTTAAGCGTGCCGAATGTGTTCCATATTGTAGAACATTTTGTTTTATTTTGTGCATATACTCCTGTGCAGACCCCATATTCCCTATGTTTTTTTTATATTTTTGTATTCCACAATACAGAAACACTTCACCTTGGTGGCGTGAAGTGTTAGCGTTTTGGTCATACCCGTGGAAACGGATGAAATTCCCGCTGGGCCCAACCCCCTGTGGGCCCGCAGGCGGCACCGCCCAAACCCCCCCGGGCGGTGCCGACTGAATAACCGGCCGGCGCGACGACGGCCCC